TATCTTTGCAATTTCTTCTTCACTAATACCTTTTTCTTGTTTAACTTCTTCAACAGGTTTTTCTTCATCTGCTTTAGGTTTTCTAGTAAAACTAATGCCACCATCTTTATCAAGTCCTCCCAGTTTAGCCACATTTATCTATGACCATTTCCATTTTTCTTGATGAAGCTAATAAGAGTATCATTTGATGATTCAATCGCATTAATATCCTGTTGTATATCTTTCTGATTTTTAATAAGTTGCGACACAATATCGTAAACTTTGTTATTAGACTCAATAACTTGAGTCTGTATTTCACCGATCTCCCTCAAAGTTTCTGAAAATTGACGATTGAGATTATCATTATAAACGGTAGCAAACCAACGAGCAACAATGCCAATGCCAATAAGGAAAGTAACAACAAGAAAAGTTGGCAAACCTTCTTCAGATATGAGGTACATAAAGTCATTCATTCTTGAAAATTTCGTTGTACGCTTTGGCAAAAATATAAATAACACCACCGATCATAGTAATTATTCTCAACCAAAATGGCAACCACTCTAAAAAACTCATACTTACCGTAGCAGTAGGTATTGTCAAATCTTTAATAGGAATATTTTTCAGCGTATCTAGCATATTATTTCCTTAATTCAAAATGTGGAAAATCATCAAAATTGTTTGTCTTTGGGTTAAAATCATTTTTCCAACAACCTCCCCATCTCAACTTTATACCCATACCTTGTGCGATTCCTAAAACGAATCCTGCAAAAAGAGTTTGACGTTCTCTATCATCCCAATCAACAGGATAAGGGGTAATATCCACAGCATTACTTGGACTAGCATTATGACGACCGTCGGGGAACTTAACTTTTGATTTACCTTCTCTAAAAAACTTATTTTGCCTTTCTTTACCTCTATGACCTTCAAGAACTGAACAATCAACGAATTTAATAACTTCATTAAACACCTTTTGTAAATCAGGATGACAAGTAGCCAACCTCTCTTTTGATTTTTTGCCAAACTTAAACATCGTTAGGATCACTCCATTCTGATGTTGCTAATATTGCTAGTATCTCTGCATGATTATACACAGTCATTCCATCAAAACATGAAGGTGTATCACCCTCCCATTTTAATAATGCCTTAGTACCATCTAAAGATTTTCTAGCAAATTCTATACTTTGTTGAATTGAATTCTCAATAAAGGTTTCTAATGCACTAGAATCGTGATCTGATAATGTAATTATTACCCATTTTCTATTAATATAATTCATTAAGGTGTATTCCCAATAAAGTATGGTACATCAAAATTTCTCATCGCACCTGCATTACCATTTACTTCTTGCAGTATGAGATTATCAATCGTTACAGTTTCAGAATAAGAATTAGTTGGTGCAAAAAGTTGAAATGTAGTTGAATTTGATGCCATAAAAAAACAAAAAAATGTTCCTGTTCTTCCTGCTGGAACAACACTAGGATATGGATTTTGTAAATTTACTTGAACATTTGAACCTGAATTAGAAGTGCAATCTACTTGAACTCTATACATTTTACCCAAAGTTAGAATACTATCTCTTTTAATACCACCAAATGTACCTGTTCCTAAGAATTTACCTACGCCATCCTCAACCTTACTATGAAAAGTAGCTGTTGGATTTTCAGAAACTGTCCAATAACTAGGATCAGAAAAATCACCTTTTCCTCCAAACAAGTCAGAACTTAAAGTTGTATTATTTTCATCGCCAATAATTCCTGTAGAATGATGGTCATTCTGTTTTGTGTCTAAAACTCCATCGCCCATTCTGTACCATGCTACTAGATTATTAGCACAAACGCCCTCTTTATGATTATAAGCCTCTCTACCATTGTAGATAGTTTTTACTTCTGATGCTGATAAACCTTTGTTGTAAATAGCAATTTCAGACATACTCCCTTGATATTCACGACCTGTGCTGTGATTATAAGTACCTATCCTCATGTTTGTAGTATCGCTTGGGGGTTGAGTGCTATTTGTACCTGATTTAATTAGTTTCCCATTTACATAAATAAAATGAGTTGTTCCATCCCAAGTCCAAGTAATTTGTTGCCATTTATCAGCAACTAAAACGCCTGTAGTAGTTTGAATTATTGTAGCAACATTTATATCACCTTTAATCCTACCATTTTTTTCAAAAAGCAAAGCGTATCCTGAATTTGCATTACCAAGTGAAGATTTATCAACTATTCTTTGAAAATCATCACCTGTGAGAGTAGGTTTTATCCAAGCAATAATAGCACCATTTGAGCCTGAAAGCCTTAAATCTCCATCTTGTGATCCTAAGTCTATAAATTCATCAGTACCATCAAAAGATACAGAAAATTCATCTCTGAATACATCGCCACCTAAATTAAAAGTCGTTAATAATGACATTAACTACGAACAAAACCTATTCTAAGATGTAAGTCATCGGTAGCTGTTGGAGTAAAGTTACCACCACTACGATTTATTGCATGAACAAAAATACTCTTAGTGGTAATTGCTGAACCTACCACTAATCCTATGTTTGTCTTTGTAGCAGTAACAAAATCAACCATATCTGTATAATTAGACAGAGATACATGACCAAGTACCGAAGCACCTGCTGTGTCTAAGTCTGCGACACTAGCACCCACAAGTTCACTCGCAGCACTAGCTATAGCTGTATTTACTTGTGAAAATACTAAATCCATAGCAGGAGTTTCTGTATCATCGCTATTAAGAACTATAGATTGGATTATAGAATGACCTCCTTTTAGAGAAACAGCATAAGGAATCTCAATACTTTGAGAAATAACCTCATTGTCTGCTATAGCTCCAGCAACAGTAGTCAGGGTTACATCTACTAAACTTAATTCTGATCTTGTATTCATTATTCAACCTTTTTCTTTTTAGCCTTATTACTTTTCTTTTTTACTTTAGGCTTTGGTTTATGCAGAATCTCTATATCAAATGTACCTTCCATCTCGAAATTATTTAACTCATTTTTAGAAATAAAATATTCAGTATCATTCTTCTTTCCTGACGGATGTTTATTTCCTTTAAAAATTACTTTGATGTCTTTCATCGCATAGCTCCTAAACAGATATGAGAGGAGTAGAAACCCCTCTCATATATTTCAATAAAAAGATATTACCAAGCAGTAGTACCTTCTTCAACTAATCCCCAAACATAAGTTTGAGAAGCATCTTGTGCTAACTTAACACCTACAATATGATCTCCCACTAATTTGTGAGCGATATAATCAATATCGTATTCAGATGCTACAGTAGGCTGTTTACTGAAAGCATGGTACAAACCTTTACTATGTACCACAAATCCACCCAAGACATTATTGTCGTTTAAAGCTCCACCGTCTTGATCTGTTGCAGCATTAGCGTTGGTCGATGTGATGTTATTAGACAGCACTACATTCATACCCATAATAGTTCCTACAAATCCATTAGGAACATTAGCTATGCCAGTTTTTGATACATGGATAAAATCATCAATTTGGAATAATGAAGAATATAATGTTGGATTTAAAACCAAAGTACATTCGTTCATAGGTACATCATTTTCCATTACTGTCAAACTAATTAATGATAAGGTTGCCGCATCTATTGTTTTATCTACAGCATTACCAGCTATATTAATACATTTAGTTGTAGTTGCTAACTGAGCTTCAATTAAAGTATCTAAACCTAAAGCTAGTTTATATCCAATAGAATCTGCATACATACCAAGTAGATCAGAGCTTGACTGTACTACTCCCATATCTTCAATCATAGCAGATGCGTATTGATGTGAACTAATCTCTAAAGAAAAACTATCCTCAGTAGCATTTGTGTAATTTATAGGTACATGAGGTGCTTTAGTTGCTGCATTTGCAACATCAGCTACGGTTGGTATTTTTACAGTATTTCCACCGTTAGTTACTAAAGATGATAAGTCTGTTGATAAATTACCTAAGACAAGACTCTTTTTAAATGATGCTCTTACAGCATCAGTCCATATCTGAGGTATAAAAACTGCTAATTCTGTATCCGAAGCATAAGAAGCTGCTGGATTGGCTAAACCTGTTGTTGTTGCCATTTTTTAACTCCTAATTTTTTGTATAATTTGATATAATTGATGACCAATTCTTTTTTTGCTCATCCTTACTCATTTTAGTCCAATCTTTAGGAATATCATTCAGATTGCGTGTTTTACTAACTATGTGTTCAGGGTTTTGAGGTTGAATAGAATTAGCCTTCAATACATATTTTTCTAATAAATTCAGAGGAGATTTTTCCCACTCTGCTTTTTCATCGTCAGGAACTTCTTGTAAAAGCTGATCTCGCTTTTGTGCTTCATAAGAAATCCACTTGTTTGCAAGTTGTTTATTTGATTCATTTTCAGCAGAAACCTTTTCATAAAGAACTTTAAATTCTTCTTTCTCTTTTAATTTTTCTGTTTCAAATGAATTGATTTTTGCTTCTAATTCAGCGACACGAGCTTCGGCTGCCTGACTACGCTTACGATACTTTTTGCTTTCTGCAATTACAGAAGCATCAGCGTTATTTACTTCTGTATTCTGTGCATCTGTATTCCCTACTGGTGCATTAGATGCTTGAGTTTCTTCGGACATCTGTCCTCCTATATATTGTGTTTGAGAATGTGCGTATATACAATATCTTGTAGATTACACACATTATATATTAAATTAAAGTAGTGGACTTGCACAAGATTATTCGTGGATAAACAAAAAGAGTTTAAAAAGAAGTTATTTGAACAGATTAACTATGTACCTCATAGTGGTCAGATCAAATTACATTTTCCTGAAAAACAGCATCGCTTTACGGTTGCAGTTTGTGGTAGAAGATTTGGTAAATCATTATCTTCTGCGATGGAAGCAATCTACACGATCACGCAACCCAATAAAAGAATATGGGTTGTCGCACCGACTTATGAGCTTTCTAATAAAGTATTTAGAGAGGTTTATAAGAAGTTAGTGATTGAGATGGGATGGAAACCTAAAAGGTTTAGTGAAAGGGATCAATTTTTAGAATTTGATTGGGGTAGCTCGATACAAGGTAAATCGGCTAATAATCCCTCTACGTTGCTCGGAGAGAGTAATTCATTGGTAATCTTGGATGAAGCAGCATACATAGATAAACGAGTTTGGGAACAATATTTACGACCTACTTTATCAGACCAAAAGGACAGTCGTGCTATTTTCATTACAACACCATCAGGATTTAATTGGGTACACGAATTATATCAAAGAGATGATCCTGAGTGGTTTTCCTTCAACTCACCATCTTGGGATAATCATCATGCGTTTCCTGATGGTTATCAAGATAAAGATTTGCAAGAGATACGCAGAAATTTATCGCCACAGATTTTTCAACAGGAGTATGGTGCTTCATTCACTTCAATGGGAGGTATAGTTTACGAATCGTTCCGTAGAGATACTCATGTAGGAGATTTTCCACATGATCCAAGAAAGCCAACTTTCTGTAGCATGGATTTTGGTTACAGACAACCAGCAGTTTTATGGTTTCAAACTTGGATAGATACAGACGGTTTAGAACATATCAACGTGATTGATGAAATAGTACATGAGCGTAATATTAAGACCGAAACATTAGCAAGGAGAATATTACAAAAACCGTATCATGTTGCTCGTTATTACGCTGATCCTGCTGGAGGACAAGTCCAAAGTCAAACAGGAATGGGTGATATAGCTCAAATGAGAAACTTCGGTATATATTGCCGATTCCCACGAGATAAAGTGTCTCGTTCTATTGCCACAGGAATAGACCATGTTAGATCGTTTTTTGAAAATGCCGATGGAATACATAGAATCCATATAGATAAGAAATGTAAGGGTTTGATAGAGGATTTAGAAGCCTATCGGTACGAATTAGATAAAGACAATAGACCTTTAAAAGAAAACCCATTGAAAGATGGTCGTTCAGATCACTCAATGGACTCTTTAAGAATGTTCTTTGTAACGCATTATCCAATTAAAAATATGCAAATGAAAGTGGTAAGTAGATGATATACTCAATGGCAAAGGAATTGATTAACGAATCAATCCAAGATCAAAAGTTAGATATACATAGAAGAAGGCAAAAGCACATCAATAAGATGCTTGACTACTATGAAGGTGAAAATATGGAAGGTTACATAGCTAACCGTTTCAAGATTGATGCTTTCAGAGAAGTTCCACCTTTATTTATTAACTTTACACATCGTTTTATAAACAAGATGGCAAGAATATATCGTACAGGTGCAATTCGTAATGTAAACGATCAATATACTGCATTGACACGATTTAAAAATGTAAAGTTAAAACATATTGAGCGTATTGCTAAACTGTTAGGTACAGTAGCTTGTAGAATTACTTTTAATCCAGCAAAGCAACAATTAGATTATCATCCTATTTACTTTTATCATCCGTTTATGTCTGATGACGATCCATTAAACCCAATAGCAATCGCTTATCCAATAGATAATTTGGTTGATGACATCTCATACGAGCAAGAGCAGACATATATGTATCTTGATGATACCTTGATGATTAAATACGATAGTAGTGGTAAGATATTAGATGAAGTCGAACACAATTATGGTATCATTCCAGTATCATTTATCCATAGAGAGCCACAGATTGATTCACACTTTGTTGCAGGGGCATCCGATATAGTACAAGCAAATGAAGCAGTAAACATTTTGTTCACAGAACTTTGTATCGGTGGTCGATTTCAAGCATTTGGTCAGCCAGTAGTTACAGGAGTTTACGCAGATTCTAATGTAGTAAGAGCTGGTACAGACGAAACCTTGATATTACCTGAGGGTGCGAACTTTGATATTGTTTCTCCAAAAGGGGATATGAGAGGTTTGATAGAAATAATAAAGACAATAATGGAAACAAGTGCTGCAAATAATCATCTACATATTGACTTTAATCGTTCAGGTGGAGAAGTGCCAAGTGGTATAGCTCTCGTTATACGTGATTTGGAGCGTAAAGAGGATTATGAAGATTATGTTGATCTGTGGGAAATGTATGAACACGAAATCTACCAAGTAGAGAAAGCAATATTAAGTGCAAATAATATCACACTTCCTGATGATCTAGGATTAGATTTTAGTGAACCTGAGTATCCAAAGTCGGCACAAGATGAAATTATGTTTAATCAGTTTATGTTAGATAACAATCTTATTAGTCATACAAAATTATTACAACATTACAACAACGATTTAACAGACGAACAAGCAAAGCAAATCATTGACGAGAATGTTATTGCAAATAACGAAATGAAAAGGAGAATGAGTGAGCAAGGGCAATCGGTTATTCAAAGACTTCGTAACAGAACAGAAACAACTT